TTTTAATTCTTGTATCTTTGCTTCTGCTATTGTCATTTTCATTACTCCAGTTCTAAATTACTTTGCAAAATGTTGCGCCTAGTTTGTCGCATAAAGCGTTAAATTTTATCGACCTTGCTGTATATTCTTCTGTTCTTTGTCGTCCAAAAATCGGCGCGTTTTCAGCAAGCCATTGTTTTTCGATAATCATTTCAGGTGTAAGTAAATCATTTGCTTTGTGGTTCGTTGGCATTCTCATTTTCGTTTACTCCGCTTGTTGTGTTGTGCAGTTGATGAGTGAAGTATAGCAAGAGCCGGAGTATATTACAAGGGTTAATGCAAAGATATTTGTAATATATTCAAGATATTTAATTAGTATTAAAATAATCACATTGTTTAAAGCGCATCAAAGCTTACTCACTAGACTCACCAACGTTTTTGGCGCATTATTAACAGCTTTACCCACAGTTTTTGTTAGTAAATATCTATTGAGAAGCGCATGCCTATTCCTTTTGATTTTGATTTTAAGAAGCCAGATTATTCATTTGTTTTTAAACGTCGAGTCGATATTTTAAAAAAAATACGTGCCGATTCTTCTTTGCTTCCTCCTTTAAAAAAGTTTTACAAAGAAAACCCCGCGCAATTTATTATAGATTGGGGCGTGACTAGTGATCCTCGGAATGTTGAGCGTGGTTTACCTGCTTTGACCCCTTTTTTGCTTTTTGAGCGTCAAGAGGAATGGGTTAACTGGCTGATGGAAAGATGGAAAAACAAAGAGCCGGGGATTACTGATAAGTCGCGAGAACTTGGCATGTCGTGGCTTACGATAAGTACAGCGTGCACATTGTGTCTTTTTTATGAGGGTATGACGATTGGGTTTGGAAGTCGTAAAGAGGAGTACGTGGATAAGAAGGGCGATCCAAAATCTTTATTATGGAAAGCTCGACAATTTTTGCGATATTTACCAGTCGAATTTAAAGGAACGTGGAGTGAGCGAAAACATAGCCCTTATATGCGCGTCGAATTTCCGGATTCAGGATCGGTTATAACTGGGGAAAGCGGAGACGGAATAGGGCGCGGAGGGCGAGCGGGCATTTATATAATTGACGAAGCCGCTTTTATTCCTCGAGCGCATTTGATGGATGCTTCGCTATCACAAACTACTAATTGTCGAATTGATGTTTCTACGCCGTGCGGGATGAACAATTCTTTTTCACGAAGGCGATTCAGTGGCAAAGTGCCCGTTTTTTCATTCCATTGGACGTCCGATCCCAGGAAAGATCTAGAATGGTACAAGCGCACATGTGATTTTATTGACGATCCAGTTATTATAGCCCAAGAATTAGACTTAGATTATTCAGCCTCAATGGAGGGCGTTCTCATTCCAGCAGCATGGGTGCAATCGTCACTAGACGCGCACATAAAGCTTAATATTACACCAACAGGCGTTCGTAAAATAGGTTTTGATGTCGCGGATGAAGGAGCAGACAAAAACGCAATTTGTGCAAGACATGGTATTCTAGTATCCAGAGTTCACTTTTGGTCAGGAAAAGGCGGTGATATATATGATTCGGTCAACAGGGTTTTTGATTTTGCTGATGATCTTAATTTTTATAGCGTTGACTATGATGCTGATGGCCTCGGAGCTGGTGTGCGCGGCGATGCTCGTACTATTAATAAAATTCGAGCTGAAGAAGGTAAAAAGAAAATTTTGTTTAACCCGTTTCGCGGCTCGGGTGAGGTGGTCAATAAAACAGCTAACCCGTTTAAATCAGAAAATGAAAATCGCGATACGGAAAAGGGTCGTAGTAATGAAGATTTTTTTGCGAACGCAAAAGCCCAAGCCTGGTGGTCATTACGCCGACGATTTCAAATGACTCATCGCGCAATCGTTGATGAGCTAGAAGTAAATCACGAAGATATAATTTCAATATCGAGTAAAATACCGGATTATAAAAAGCTGATGGTTGAACTTAGTCAACCCACTTACGGTCAAAACAGTAACGGAAAAATACTTGTAAATAAAAAGCCAGATGGTTCAAAATCACCAAACTGTGCGGATGCGGTTTTGATCGCTTTTGCTCCTACTCACAAACCAAATGCGGGATTTTTCACATGATCACTAAAATACTAAAAAAATACGGTTACGAAAAAGTCGCTTTAGTAGTACCCGAAAAACGAGAAAAGCCGCGCCAAATGTTTTCAACGCACGAAGAACAAGAAAGCGTGCACGAGCAAATAGAGAGACTTTGGGAAATAAATTTCCAGCCCGCACGGCATAATGTAATGACAAAAGATGGAAAAGAAACGTTTGCCATGGATAATCATGCAAACATAAAATCATCTTTTAGAAATCAGCTAATCCCGGAGCAGCAAGTGCTCTGGTACGCTAACAAATCGTTTATCGGGTATCAGTTGTGCGCCATGATTGCTCAGCAATGGTTAGTGTCAAAGGCGTGTTTAATGCCCGCTAAAGACGCTGTACGCAACGGTTATGACATAACCGTAAATGATGGCACAGAAGTAGATCCAAGTATTATTGATGAAATTAGAAATCTAGATGTAAAATATGACGTTAATAAAAATCTTGTACAATTTATACAGATGGGTCGAGTGTTCGGCATTCGCGTTTGCATGTTTGTTGTTGAGTCTAACGACCCGGATTATTACCGAAACCCGTTCAACCCCGACGGCGTTACAGAGGGCAGCTATAAAGGCATGTCGCAGATTGACCCGTATTGGATAACCCCTCAGTTAAGTAACGAAGATTCAGGAAACCCAGCATCAATAAATTTCTACGAACCAACTTGGTGGAATATTAATGGCCAATTAGTTCACAGAACACACCTAGTTATTTTCAAGGGTGATGAAGTAGCCGACATCATGAAACCCGCGTACATCTACGGTGGTATATCAGTCCCTCAAAAGATTGCAGAGCGTGTTTTTGCGGCAGAAAGAATTGCGAATGAGGCTCCTATGCTTGCTGTAACAAAAAGAACTGATGTTATAAATTTAGATTCCGCCCAGTTTGAAGCGATACCAGGTCAAGCCGCTGCAAGACTCGCGCAATGGGTCTATAATCGTGACAATTTTGGCGTTAAAACGCTTGGACTTGATGAATCTATGACTCAGTTTGATACTAGTCTAGCTGACTTAGATGATGTAATTATGACGCAGTACCAGCTTGTTGCTGCTGCATCGAACGTCCCCGCCACAAAACTACTAGGGACAGCACCCAAAGGTTTTAATTCAACGGGCAATCACGAAGAAAAATCATATCACGAAGAGTTGGAAACGATTCAGTCGCACGACTTAACGCCATTGCTTAACCGACATCACTTGCTTTTAATACGTTCAGAGATAGCACCAACAAACAATATTGAAAATTTTGATATTACAATATCGTGGAAGCCGGTTAACGCGATGAGCGCAAAAGAGCAAGGAGAAATAAACAAGCTTCGTTCAGAGACCGGCCAGACGTTAATTACATCGGGTGCGATTGATGGTAATGACGAGCGTAAACGTGTAATTAACGACCCCGATTCAGGCTATACAGGGATTCTTGATGAGAACTTTGAAACGGACTTGGACAACGATATTGACATTGCATCAAATGAAACGGGTGCTTGATGAAACCATCAATTTCAAAAAAACGTGAAATAGTTTTACGAGGGCAACCATTGAACGTTAATGCTTCGATTCAAAACAAATACGCGGGCGAGTTGAGAAAAATGGTGTTGCAAATGACGCGGGAAACTAGGCAGGCGATCACTAATTTATTCAGACGTTTTCCTGTGCTGGATTCAGCTATGGACGATAGCTTAGCAAGTCAAGCGCGGATATTAACTAACGCTTTAACTAACAAGTTCACGGAATTATTCAGTTATCGCTCTAGTAAGCTAGCAAAAACAATGGTTGATTACTCTCAAAGATACGCAACAACGAGCTTGCATAGAAGTCTATCGCAATTAACGGGCGGCCTATCTTTAAAGACGTCAATTATAACGCCGGAAATTGAAGACGTATCTAAGGCTATTATTGCTCAAAACGTGTCACTTATAAAATCTATTCCTGACGAGTATTTTAAGAACGTTACGGGCGTTGTAATGCGATCAATATCGGGCGCGGGTACGTTTGATTTAGTTAGAGAACTTGATAAGTATGCGGGTATGACAGAGCGACGCGCAAAATTGATTGCATTAGATCAAACTCGAAAAGCTTACAGCCTAATTGCAAAAGCTAAAATGGAGGCATTGCAGGTTAAAAAGTTTGAATGGCTTCACACCGGGGGTAGTCAACATCCCCGCGATTCTCATATAAAAATGAACGGTATGATTTTTAGTTTTGAAAATCTAATAGCAGAGCAAAAAGCTATAAATATACCTGAACGAGACTTGGGATTTCCCAGCGTGCCGCCTTATTGCAGGTGTCGAGCTTTACCAGTTTTTGATCTATCTGGTTAATAATATGATATAATACGAGAGTAAAATGGAGTGCCTAACTTACTTTGAACGAGAAGTTAGGCTTTTGTACCGAATCAGGATACAGGCGTATCGGCCAACAACGAACGACACGGAGCAATCATACCATGAGTGACCATACATTTAACCCTTTCATAGCAGAAAAATACGGAATAAATGAAGCTATATTTTTAAATACGATTAATATGCTTAATATTAACACATAGGTGCGTATTTAGCAAACAGTTTGTAAGTTATTGATTGTTATATAGTTTGGAGTATAATGCTTGGAAAGGATTGCCGCACTAGGGTTCGTAGCCCTAAGTTGTGCGGCTGGTATCTACTAAAATACAGGACAAGTATATAACATGAGCATTAAAAAATCAACATTCATTGAGAAGTTTAAAGGTGATTTCAACAAAGTAGATGGTGGCTGCACAGTCATACATACTAAATCAGCGCAATTAATAACAGATTTCTTTCTCCTTGGCATTTACACTTACCTTGCTTCAAAGCCTCCTGAATGGAAAATAAACGTTCGAGAATTAATGGCGCATGGAAAATGCGGTCGGGATAAGACTCGTAAAGCATTAAGTGATCTTTGTATGATTGGCCTTCTTGAACGGAAAGACATTCGAGACAAAGGTATGTTCGTGGATTATGAATATTATCTTTATTTATCACCAGAGCCTGAAAATCAGTCTTCGGTTCAACCAGAGCCTGAAAAACCAGGGCCTGGTTCACCAGAGCCTGAAAATCAGGGCACATATAAAGAAGAGATCTTAAAACCTTATAAAGAAGAGAATATAAAAAAATACCTTTCGCTTACGCAAACTTCAAACACCAAGTTCAACCCCGAAGACCAAGACCGCGCTCACGAAAAAAGATTAGAAGAGTACAAAGCGGCCGTAAACACAAGAAACCCCCGCAAAAAAATAATGTGTTATAATGAGCAAGTCACTAAATCTAGGGGCGTAACATGAAAAATTTAAAAGACAAACTTTATCTAGCGGTAGGAGCACCTGCTGTCCTGTGCTTTATTACGTTCATAACTAACTTTTTTCAAGCTATCAGCGATGGAAACATCGACTCAACAGAAATGCACGGCTTACTAGCGTCAATTGACGGCTTTGAATCGGTCGTTCTTTTTGCTGTGATGTACATAATGAAAAAAAAAGAAAAGTAAAATGATGATGTTTAACCACTATCTTAGGGGTGATATCATGAAAGATAAAACTGAAATAGTTGTTCCGCCCGTTGTTATTGATGTTGTGATTGCTGATGAAAAGGCAGAGCCAAGGCGTGCGCATCGCGAATCAAAGACGTCTGCCGGATTGCGTGGCAGCTTCATGGGTAGTAGTCTTTCTTTTTTTGTAAGTCGAGACACAGTAGTAGACGAGGACGAAGAAAAGCAATCTAAATCTAAAGTATGGTGCTGTTAAATTTGATGTAAAATTTTTAAAATAAGATACAATGATTTTTGTTTTGATTGGAGCGTATAAAAAATGGCAGCATCAAAACGCGAATACGATATTAATGATTTCATGGAAATAAAAGGTAATCCAATATCTCGAACGGGCGTTTTTGAGTATTCGGGCGCACAGATATCTAGTGATTTACCGCCCAATCAAATATTTGGGGTGTATCGTTCAGAAGAATCATTAAACAATCTTGAAACTATCGAGTCTTTCAAACTAATCCCGTTTACTGACGATCACGAAATGATCGGAAATAAAGCCGACAATCTAACTGACGCAGCTGATAAAGGCGTGCACGGCACAACCGGAGAAACAGTAGAATTTGATTCCCCTTATTTAACAGCTAACATTAAAATATTTTCTGAAAAACTTCGTGATCTAATTGACAATGGCAAGCGAGAACTATCCATAGGTTACCGTTGTGTATACGAAGAACAAAATGGCGAGTATGATGGTAAGCAGTATCAATTTATACAAACTAATATCAGAGGCAATCATCTTGCTTTAGTGCAAGAAGGGCGATCGGGGCATGACGTGTCGGTTCTTGACACGTTTAAATTTACGTTAGATGCAAAGGATATTAACATGACTAATTGCAAAGTTACAGAAGAAGTAAAAGATGAAAATGAAATGTCTATGTCTGAAATTAAAGATATGGTTAAAAGATGCTACGATTTACTTGAAAGTATGAGTTCATCAGCATCAGACGAAGAAATCGAAATTGAAGACTCAGTAGAACCCGCTGATTTTGTCAACGAAGAAAATGCAATTGACGAATATACAGAAGAAGCAGAAGACGAAACCGAAGAAGAAAAAGAAAAAAAAGATGACAAAGAAGATGCTGCAATGGATTCAAATTCCTTTAAAAATATAATGGTTGAAATTAATGCTCGCGATTCTTTAGCTAAAAGATTGTCCGCTCATGTAGGTTCTTTTGATCACTCGTTGAAAACACTTGATGAAGTAGCACAATACGGCGCTAAAAAACTAGGTCTAAAATGTACTAAAGATACCGCCAAATATGTTCTAGACGGATACCTAATGGGTGCTAAAAAATCAATCATAGCAATTACTCAAGATAAAAAAATCGCATCAACATCAATTGATGCTTATCTTAAAGGAGAAAAATAATGGCTTTTCAATCTACTGTTTCAATTCAACAGGGTTTTGGTGTACCTGGCGAATTGTTTAGCGATTCACCTTATCAAGCACAAACGTATACAATTGTATCGGCTTTAGCATCTTATAATATTATTGGTAAAACATGCTGCACAATTACAAGCGAAGGCCTATGCCAAGCAGGTTCAGCCGGAGCCGGTGGGTTTGCGGGCTTTCTAGTTAATCCAAAAGTAGTCGCATTATACGGAACTGCTGGCGAACCATTGGCCGCAACTTTAACTGTGCCTAATCAAACAATTGTCGAGTTATTGACCATGGGCGTAATTGTTGTAACATTACCAGCTGCCGCAGCTCTAGGTGACTTGGTTGTTTATGACAACACTACTGGCGCAATTCAAACTATCGCACCAGCCGCCGCCTTACCTGTTGGTAAAACCTTTGCAAATGCCATTGTTAGTTATGTAACAGTAGCTGGCGCGGGTCTTGGTGTTGTAACTGTTAATCCTACTTTTGTGATTCCACAACTAGCATAATTTAAGGATAGAAAATGAGAGCTAACGACGTAAAAAGCTATATCGCAGCTAAAGATTGCCGGCATTTACAAAACTTTAATGTTTCAGAATATGAATCATTACCAATGATCGGCATTAACATCAACAAATCACATGTTAAACAAATGATGGCCGGAAAAAAAGCAATGGATGCAATGGCTTTTTCAATGGATGCCGTTCAGCCTACGGTAACGACCGCTTCAGTTGCTGTTCCCGTCCAATTCTTGCAAAACTGGTTACCAGGTTTAGTTTACGTAGCTACGGCACCTCGTAAAATTGATGACTTAGCTGGCATCATGATTTCCGGAAACTGGGAAGATGAGCAAATTGTTCAATCAATCTTAGAGCGAGTTGGAACATCATTGCCGTACGGCGATTACAGTAACGTGCCTTTATCCTCTTGGAATACTAACTTCAATTATCGTACAGTAGTACGCTTTGAAGAAGGCATGAAAGTCGGGATTCTTGAAGCTGCTCGTGCTGCTCGTATGCTTGTTGACGATTCCGGCGCTAAACGCCAAGCCGCAGCACTTGCACTTGATATCCAGCGCAATAACGTGGGTTTTGTAGGTTTCAACAGTGGCAATAACAACACTTATGGGTTCTTGAACGATCCAGCTTTAGGCTCTTATGTACAAGTAGCGGCTGGCGTTGCAGGCAGAACTTGGGCTGTTAAAACTTTCCTTGAAATTCAATTGGATATCGTGACAGCAATTCAAGCGTTACGCACACAATCACAAGACTTGATTGACCCTGAAAGCGTTGATTTAACTCTTGCTGTGGCGACTGACTCAGTGGATTACTTGTCTAAAACATCGGACTTCGGTATCAGTGTTCGAGCTTGGATGACTGCTGCATATCCTCGTATTCGCGTCGTGTCCGCTCCTCAGCTTAACGATGCAAATGCAGGAGATAACGTATTTTATCTTTACGCTGACAGAATCGAAGACCAGTCAACCGATGGCGGCGCTACAATGATTCAAGTTGTACCGACAAAATTCATGATGCTGGGCGTTCAACAATTAGCTAAGTCGTACGAAGAAGATTACAGCATGGCCACTGCTGGCATTATGGTAAAACGTCCGTGGGCAGTTGTACGCTATTTTAATATCTAAAATTTAATCATATAGTGTAAAATTCACACCGGATTTATTCTGGTGTGAATAAAAAAAGGAAAAACTATGCAATATATTTACTGTACCGCAACTTGCAGCATTATTTACACTGAATATCATAATCACATATCAGGCCCTGCACGTATATTAAAAAAAGTAGAAATTAAAGGCGGCCATGGGGTAGCAACAATTAAGAATCTGCATACACCGCTGGGCGTTATGACTCCTGTTAGTGATGATGATTTAGAGTGGCTTATGAAAAACGATTCGTTTTTAAAGCACATTAAAGAAGGCTGGATATCAGTCGATAAAAAAGATGTATCAACAGAAAAGAAAATCAAAGATATGAACGATAAGGATGGCAGTGCTCCTTTAACTCCTGAAGATTTTGCTACTGGTGAAAACTCGTCAAAAGATAATAAAGTTTACACTAAGAAAATCTAAATTTAGAAAATAAAAGGAAAGGCTATGACTTGCCCGCCGTTGTTAACTTTTGATTACGACTTATTTATTTCAGTGGCTCCGGCTTATTCAAATATAGTTATTTATCCAGAGTCAACTTTACAACAGTATTGGAATAACGCGATTAATTACGTATCTGATGTAAGTTGGCAGGGTAACTTGCAATGCGATGGCAGGCAGTATGCAATAAATTTAATGACAGCTCATTTGGTTTATTTATCCGGCTTAATTGCTATCGGGCAAGTACCTGGCTTGATGCAAAACGCTACAGTTGATAAAGTTACTGTAACTTTAACCCCGCCGCCTCTTAAAAATCAATGGCAATGGTGGATCAGTACTAGCCCTTATGGCGGACAGCTACTAGCCTTATTACAAGTTAACACTGTGGGCGGGCAATTTGTTGGGATGCCCGGAACAGGTTTAGCGGGCTTTGGTTTGGTTCCTAATTTTGGTTATGGTACTTACTGGCCAAGGGGCGGGGATTCTTAGCGATGGAAATCAAAAGAGTATCTTCGGATATTGCTAGAAAACTTGAAGTAGCAATTAACAATATTGAAGGCCTTTCTGGTAAGGTAGGTTGGTTTGAAAAGTCTAGGTATCCTGAAGACCAAGGGGGCGATTTTGTGGCAGAAATTGCGGCTCAAAATGAATACGGAAACCCCTCAAAAAATATACCACCCCGTCCCTTCATGCGAACAACAATTATTGAAAAACAAAATGATTGGCGTGCTTTTGCAGAAAAGCTTGCTGAGAAAATTTTAAAAGATAATTTATCGCCTGTTACCGCTATGACGTTTTTGGCGGTGCAAGCTGAAAACGATGTACTTAAAAAGATAAAATCTATTACGTCTCCGCCATTGGCTCCAGCAACAATAGCCGCCCGGTTAAGCAGATACAAAGATAAAAAAACCATAGGGTTATTAACTAAGCCTCTGGTTGACACGGGATTGATGATTGCTACGTTAACGCACGAAGTGAGTAAAACATAATGGCTAATGTTCCCGGTGCAAATTTATTAAACATGGCGATGACGATTATTAGAGAGCAAACAGTCCAATACTATCGGTTTGAAAGTCGCTTATTAAATTTGGTTGGTCAATATGTTGCTACTTATGAAACAATGATTGAGTTAGTCGGTAGTTGGCAGCCTGTGCCGCGCACTTTATATGCGTCTTTAAATTTAAGTTTTCAGAAAGATTATTTTACTTTTTACACGTCTAACGATATTTTAGATATCACGCGCGACACTTCCGCCGATCAAATTGAGTTTATGGGAAAACGCTATCAAGTTGAATCAAATAACGATTGGTATCAATTGGACGGATGGAAAGGCGTTCTTTGCTGTAATATAGGGGTGGATGATGCCTAATCAAACTGATAATTCAATCATAAAAATATTTTTACCGATTCTTAATAGCGCGCTTGTTGCTGATGGATTTACTAACGTTGTTGTTCAGCAATCGAGCCAGCCAACTCTGCAAGGAATTAACACAAAAGCATCAATATACTTTTTCAAAGTTGGCAGTAAGCGATACGGATTTTTAGGAAGAAATGACAGATGGAATGCTGATGACGAAGAAATGGAGCATGTTGAAAAGCAGTATTACGAATCCACGTGGCAACTAATGTCTTTGGTTTTACAAAATCCAAGCACGGCTAATCAATATACTGCTTCGGACTTGGTTGATGAGTCAGCATCTATTATGCAAAGCGATAAGACTAGAGATATACTAAACAATAATGGCATTGGAATTTTAAGAATACAAAATATTTCAAATCCTTATTTTGTTGATGATAGGGATAATTTTGAAGCGTCCCCAGCTTTAGAATTTACATTAGTTTATTTAAATTCGCGAGTATCAAACAATAATTATTTTGATACTTTTCAGTCCGGTATTTTTAGAATTTAGGGGTTATTATGTCAATTAGTTTGCAGAGATACGTTAATATCAATTCTGTTGTGGGCGCTGGTGAAGTTGTAAATCAGCGTGCTTTAGTATCTCGTTGCTTTACAGGAAATACATTACTTGCACCTGGTAATTTTTTGCAATTTACAACGGCGGCCGATGTAGGTACGTTTTTTGGATTAAATTCAGAAGAGTATTATCGGGCGGCTTTTTACTTCGGATGGATAAGCAAAAACGGTCTTTTTCCTCCTTTTATTCAGTTTGCCAGATGGGTTGATGTAGCTAGCGCGCCTTTAATTCGTTCTATTCCCGATGAAAATCCAGATCAAGCGCAATCGTTAGCCACGTGGGTTGCTATAACAGATGGATCTTTTGGCATTACTATCGGTGCAGAAGCTTACGTTTTAACTGCTCTTGATTTTACTGGCTTATCAAGTTTGGCCGATGTTGCTGATTACATAGAGACAGCAGTTCAAGCAATAGGCGGCGCAAGCGCTCAATTTACAGGATCTACAATAACAGTTGTGGGTAGTGGATTTTTGTTCACGGGCGGTCTAGCTGTTAGTAATTCAGCGGTGTCTATTCAACAAGCAACGGGCGGAACGGATATAAGCGGCATAGGTTTGTTAGGATGGTATCCTGGCGATACTTATACTAACAATTTATTTAGTAGTGCTACTTATCTGGCAAACGCTTCGTGGATAGCTGGCTCAGTTGTTGAAGCAATAACATCAACATTGAACGCCTCTTCTAGCGTATCAGATAATTTCGGTTCGTTTTTATTCTTAAACAACTTATCATTAAATTTATCTGAGATTGAAGAAGCGGCGACGTGGAATACTGGTGCTGTTAATAACAATAAATATTTATATGTTGTTCCTGTTGTTGCTGCAAACGTAACCAGTTATTTAACTTCACCTAGCACTTTGATAGTCTCTGCAGGTTTAGCTTTAACTTTATCACAATCATCAACTGTTCAACCTGGAATCACGGCAAGTGGATCGAGTGTAATAACTGGTTTAAATAGCACTACTAGATTACAAGTAGGAATGCCGGTCTCCGGATCAGGTATTACCGTCGGCTCTGTTATTATAGCCATTCCTAGTTTTAACAGCGTGCAAATATCAATAAACGCTACTGCAAGCGCAACTGTTTCACTAACCTTTTCCACAATTCAGTTTCCTGAAATGGCTCCAGCAATGATTGCCGCAGCGACTGACTATAGCCAGATAAACGCGGTTCAAAATTACATGTTTCAAGTTTTTCCAGGTTTAACACCGCTTGTTACTACTGATAGCGCCGCAAGTTCCTATGATGCCTTGTCGTTAAATTACTACGGTCAAACACAAACAGCAGGCATTGAATATAATTTTTATCAGCGTGGATTGTTGCAGGGAGCGGCTACGGACGCGTTAGATCAAAACATTTACGTAAATGAAGCATGGCTAAAGAATGCACTGGGTAGCTCTTTAATGAGTTTGTTACTAGCTTTAAGTCAATTACCTGCCAACGCGCAGGGAAAAGGATTAACTCTTTTAGCAATTCAAAGCGTTATCGACCAATCCTTATTGAACGGGGTCATATCAGTAGGTAAGCTGCTAACATCAGCACAACAAGCTTTTATTACATCAATTACAGGTGATAATAATTCTTGGTATCAAGTTCAAAATAATGGGTATTGGGTCGATGTTGTTATCGGAGTAATACCTGATTTATCGCCTGTTCAGTATCAAGCATCATACACGCTTGTTTACTCGAAAGATGACGTAATACGTAAAATTGTTGGCCAAGATATTTTAATTTAAGGGGTAAATAATGAATAATATTTCAGGTTTTGGATTGGGAATTACTATTCTCGCATCAAACACATACCCAATCGGCATACAAATAACACAGTACTCAGATGACACCGACCCTTTAGATATTGCCGGTTTACAAATTGGCGATACGGCAATGGGATTGAATGGCGACTTGATTACATGGGCAAAAGCAAATCCCATCAAAGCAACTATTAGCGTTATTCCTCAAAGTGAAAATGATAAAGATTTATCCATTTTGTTAAGTGCTAACAGGCCGGGAAAAGGAAAAATACCTATTCGGGACGTAATAAGTATGGTTATTGGTTATCCTGATGGAAGTTTTGTTTTGCTAACGAATGGCATTTTGACTGATGGTACTCCTTTGTCTCCTGTTGCTAGCAGTGGTCGATTAAAAACTCGGATATATTCATTTACTTTTGAATCGTATGTAGGTGTTTAATAGGGGTTTTATATGTTACGAGATACAAAAGAAATACATCTTGAGGGCAAAACTTACGTTTTGTCCAAGTTTCCTTGCGTAGCTGGTCGCGAAATTGTGACTCAATATCCAATGACTGCTATGCCAAAAATTGGCGACTATCCCGCTAATGAAATTTTAATGTACAAAATCATGTGTTACGTAGGCGTGGTAGTTGAAGGGCACAAAGAACCATTAGTTTTAAATACGCCAAGTTTAGTTGATAACCATATTTTGAATTTTGAACTTTTATTACGTATTGAAAAGGAGATGATTTCATATAATTGTTCTTTTTTTCACAACGGCAAGATCTCAAGCTTGCTAGAAGATTTAGCGGCGAAAGTCCCAGCGTGGATTTCGTCAACGTTGACCCAATGGTGGCCACAATCATCGAATCAGGAAAAGCCACCTATCGAGAGTTGAAAGAATATTATACTCTTGAAGAAGCGTTTGATATCTGGGAAGTGATTATTATTTCCAGATATAATGAGAATCTTGCCGTGGAACATCAGCAAAAAAGGAAATAAAATGGCCGTCTTGGATACTTTTTACTTAATGTTCAAATCCGACACCAGCGATCTAAAAAAAGGTGTCGGAGAAGTTCAAAAGATTATAAGCGGCCTATCTAGTGTTCTTAGCGCAGCAATCCCCGCAGCTTTCGGAATTGCTGGCATAAAAAAAGCCATTGATTACGGCGTTGAACTTAGCCGAACATCACAAAAACTAGGCGCAAATGCCGCTGATATTCAAGCATGGGGCAATGCTGTTGAAATAGCAGGAGGAAACGCTAAGCAATTTGAAAGTACACTTTCATCAATGTCAGCAAAATTTAATACAACCTCTGATACTATTCTTAAAGTTTTGCCTCGTTATGCCGATTTACTCAGCAAGCTAAGCCCATCTAGAGCGCAACAAGTAGGTAGAAATTTAGGGCTTGATGAAAGTACTATATTGTTATTACAACGCGGCAGACGTGAATTAGATGGATTTTTAAGGCGACAAAAAGAACTGGGAACGTTAACAAAAGAAGATACAGAAACGTTTAAAAAATACGATCAATCCGTTACTAAAGCAAGCCAATCATTTGGACGTTTAAATCAAGTCTTAGCGTTAACTTCTATTCCATTTCTAACAACAGCTATGAATGCGCTTGATAGAGCTTTTATTTACTTTATTGACCATCAAGATTTAATAATTGGGGGAATAATTGCTTTAACCGCGGCAACAACAGTGCTCGGTTTTACGTTTGGAGCTTTGTCATTGCCAGTTATCGGTGTTACTTCTCTTGTTCTCGCGTTAAGCGCTGTTTTTGCTATTGCGTACGAAGATATAAAAGCGTTTATTGAAGGCAGTGAATCACTAATAGGCGATATTGTTAATTCTTTTCCTAATGCTGCTGCCGCCGTCAAATCGTTTTTTAATATTATGAAAGATGCAATAATGACTGTTATGCACCCGCTTGAATTGCTTGAAAAATTGTTTGATCGAATTATGTCAAAAATTCAAGGCTCATCAGGTGCAAAGTTATTAACTGATTTAACGAGCGGAGACCTATCTAAAGCAAAACAAACGTTGATTGATGTTCGCGCTCAATCTAGAGATAGTTTAAATAAAGTTCCGTTTCTTGCGAGTGGAAATACTAATTCAAGCTCAGTAACTACCGGTGCAATAACTATTAATACGCAAGCCACGGATGCGCAAGGAATTGCATCAAATTTAAAAGATAGGTTAGACCAGCAATATTCGCAGGTTGCCAACTATCATTCTGATGGAGTGCTCGCATAATGGCTATAGTGCAAAATATTGTTAATACGATTTTACCATCTTTTGCTTTTGATTATGTAGCTGTTTTAACTCAAGACTATAAGCAAGTTTTTAAAGATGCCCGGCCGCTTAAAGCCATTGTAAAAGAAGAAGCAAAATTAATGGAGCATCCGGTAGAAACCGGAATAACAATAGTTGATCACAGAATAATATTGCCTATTGAAATAGAAATATCTCTTATTCTTCCATCGGCGGACTATAAAAATACTTACAATCAAATTAGAGAACTGTATTTAAACGCAACTCTTTTAATTGTTCAAACTCGGTCGGGCGTATATTTAAATCAGCTTATACAATCGATGCCGCACGAAGAAGATCCCTCTATGTACGATGTTTTTTCCATTGCTTTAAGCTGCAAGCAAGTGCAGTTTGTAACCGCTTCTTTTTCAAATACTCCTGCCAAGTCGTCAAACACAAACACAGCAGACAGAGGCACACAACAATCTAAAACAGTATCAAGACCAACTGCCGCGCAACAAATAAGAAACAAACTACTAGGGAGATGAAATGGTTGATATTCCGCTTATTGCAATACCAAATCAATCGCTTTCTGTGCAACTGGACAGTAATTTAGTTGATGACGCTAACAATACGCCTAATCTAGTAAATTTTGATATAAAAATACATTCTTGCAACAACAACCCAGAAACCCCAGGAACGGCAATAATGTCTGTAACAATCACTGTTAATAGCGGTGTGTTGCCGGTTGTTTTAGTAGAAAATGTTCGAGCATCATCCAGTGGAACACTTTTAGGGTATGATTATTTAGAAGAATACGGAGATTTTATTTTCACAACAAAAAACGATGAGTACCCTGATTATAATGAATTTGGTATCACGCAGTTTTTAACGTACGTTTCATCCGCTGAAATTGGTTTGTTAAGAGATAGCAATGACCAATCTTAATTTAGATCCGCGCATAGTATCCGTTAGTTTTGAAGTTAACGGGAAAATAAAAACTTATTCCAGCCCTCTTAGCATCAAAGCTACGGGTACAAAGTTTGCTAACGCCCTGCAAAACGAGGCTACAATTACAATATACAATCTAGATAAAACCACTCAAGATTATTTATTAACAGAAACCACCCCTTTTAATCTTAATAGACAAGTAAAAACTTTAACGCTAAAGGCTGGGCGACAATCTTACGGAACGGCAGTTATATATACAGGTAATATTGTTAGTTCTTCAGTAACTCAACCGCCGGACACAGGAATAATTTTAAAGTGTTTAACAGGTAATTTTTTAAAAGGAAACGTGATTGCTAGTAATATAAATTCGCAAGCATCATTAGAAACCGTAGGCGGTCAAGTTGCACAACAATTAGGGCTGTCATACGTATACCAAGCTCAAGAAAAAACAGTTAACAGTTATAATTTTACTGGAAGTGCCCCCAAGCAAGTTCAGTTAATTAATTCGCTTGGGGGCGTTAATGCTTTTGTTGATAACAACACGCTATACATTAAAGACGGATTAATTCCAATAACCGGAACAACAAGACTATTAGATTCAAGTAGCGGAATGATTGGTATACCAGAATTTACAGAACAAGGCTTAAAAGTAACGTTTTTGTTAGATAATAAAACCAGTATTGGAGGAGGATTAGATATAAAATCTTCGGTATATCCTTCAATTAACGGAAAATATGTTATTTATAAACTAGGGTTTAATATAACTACTCGTGACACCCCTTTTTATTATGTAGCAGAATGTGCGAGGATTTCGGGAAAATGACTTTTATTAATAATCCAGATATTGACCCGGCTAATAATTATACGCTGGTTGGCGTAACGGAGTTTGCTTTTAAAAAGATGCAGCAAGCAATAAATGGTATGTTGCCGGCAAAAGTTATTGAGTACGATCGCACAACTAATCGAGTTAGTGTGCAGCTATCTATAGATTTACGAACAACGTCTGGCGGTTCTGTATCACGTGCCCAGCTGTCTAGCATCCCTGTTTTTTGTTTAGGGGGTGGATCGTTTAGCGTAAGTTTTCCACTAGAAGCTGGCGATACGGGATGGGTGCTTGCAAGCGATAGAGATATATCAGAATTCTTGAAGAACTACGATCAAGCTGCACCCCCGACAACTCGAATGTATAATTTTGCAGATGGTGTTTTTTATCCCGATGTGATGCAAACATATAACATCACAGACGCAAAAAAAGATTATGCAATCATACAAAGCGAAGATGGAAATATTACAATTGAATTGGGTGTAAACACAGTTACCGGAGCTAAAGAAATTAATGTTTTAGCAGACAGGGTTAATATTGCTTTAAATAACACAGCAACCGGTTTTGTTACTGTAAATGGCAATTTAATTGTGAGTGGAACAGTAACAGCGCAGGTGCTTACACCAACGGGCGCACCTATTGTCCCCTTTCCTCCACCTTTTCCGCCTTAGGAGGCCTATGCCAGATTTAACGATTTCATCTAACGTAAACAACTTGTCCAGCATTAACGGCAGAAGCGTTGCTTTTAACGATATTTATTTAGATCAATTCGATAACATTTCCGTTAGCGTTGATTTATTGGCTGTTCTTGAAGACTGTGCCCAATCGGCTAGAACGGTTTTAGGGGAGTGTATATTTAACGTCAATGAAGGAATACCATACAAACAAGTTGTCTGGGTGGGCGTTCCAAATATACCTCAATTTTCAGCGTCATTACGTGCAGCGTTTTTGTCTGTTGAAGGGGTAACCGACGTTATATCTCTAGATATAGTTCAAACAAATAATACGTCTATTAGCTCGCAATCCGCGGATATGCTAACCTATGTTGCAAATATACAAACAATTTATGGAACGGGGATTATACAATGACCGCAACAGTTTATAATTTTAATTTGAGCACGGCGGGCGTTGTAGTTGATGATACTTCAATTATTCAAGCCGAAGTTCAAAATGAATACTCGGTTTTGTTTGGCGGAGATATGGACGTTACATCTCCATCAACGCCTCAGGGTTTGTTAATTAACGCGGAAACTTTGGCTCGCGTTAACATCGCAAATAATAACGCTACTTTAGCCAATCAAATTAATCCAAACTTTGCAGGCGGCGTTTTTCTTGATTCCATTCTTTCATTAATGGGTTCACAGCGATTAACAGAAACGTTTAGTATCGTTCAAATAACATACACGGGCACACCCGCTACGGTAATTTTATCTGGATTTCAAATAAGAGACACAAATGGAAACATTTGGTTATCAAGTGACAGCGCAACAATTCCCGGAGGGGGTGTAGTTGATAGCGTACAATTTCAATGCGAAGTTCCAGGCGAAATTGTTGTGTCGGCTTTATCAACATGGGTGCAAGTTGTTCCAGTTTCCGGATTGTCTGTTACTAATGTTGCAGACAACAGTAATACAGGAACGCTGGAACAATCAGATGCGCAAGCTCGTTTGTTTCGCTTAAACACTTTGTTTTTGCAAGGTAATGCCAGCGCTGGATCAATTATTTCTTCGGTCAGCAATGCGATAGGTGTGTCCAGCTTGTCATTCTTAGAAAATGATGGGGTTGCAGCTACAATAGATAGTATAGCGATGCTAGCAAATTCGATTTATCTTTGCGTGAATGGCGGAACAAGTGAAGATATAGCGGCGGCAATGACAGCATCAAAAGCGTCGGGAATTGCTTACACTAACGGCGCAAGTTCCACGCCCATTACTTACTCTTACAGTGTTCCTGTTTCAGGTCAGTTAATTGATGTTAAATTTGATAGGCCTGATACGATTGATATTGGAGTAAAAGCAACAATAAAACTAAATCAACCTGTTCAGAACTACATAACTACCGTTAGAAATGCCATTTTATCTTACGCGGCTGGTGAAATAAGTGGGTTACCAGGTTTAACGGTTGGTCAAAGTGTTTCGCCTTTTGAAATTTCAAGCGCTATCGGCATTCAATATCCGCAAGTTTATGTTACAAAATTAGAGGTTCAAAATATTACAGCTAGTGGCAGTTTGCAAACAATTCAAATAGACTTGAATTTATGGCAAATAGCCCAGATACAAGCTTCTAATATTTTAGTGGTGATCGGATGAATATACAAAAGTTTGATTACAGTGCCAACATTTTGCCATCAGTTTTGTGGCAATACGATCAAGCCATTAACTTGTTAAATATAATAAGAAATAAACAGGAATGGCTTGATGAAAATCAAACCGTTTTCTGGAATCTTTGGTATTCAACCGTTTTTAATATTTCAGCCGAAAACTTATTGATGAGCAACTTTGGTTTAAATGTGTGGTCTTTTATTTTAAATGTGCCCTCTTTTATTCCTTTGTCTGTTTCCGATGATGAAATTTGGGGATTTAATTCATTCAATCCAACTTTTCCAACTTTTACAAACGATAACCTAAATTTTGATAACGCTCCTTTTGCCGCATCAATTCCCGTTATCAATTTAAACGCAGCGCAACAACATTTTTTAATTTTACTAAAATATTTTAATTGTACTTCACGGCTATCAATACAATCTTTTCTGCCTAATACTTACGAAGCAGAAACTACACCAGAAAACGTTTATAGTGATTCATTTTTATACGATGTAAATACATACCTCCAATATCTTTGTTTCAATTTAGGGGAAAGCATTGGTTATTCTACTAATACAATTTTTTGCCACGATAATTTAGATTTAACTATCAGTTATGTTTTTAGTGATTTATCAGCTTTTCCAACAGCTTTAAGATCGGCGATAGATTTATTGAAGTTATGGCCAAAACCGGCTGGTATTAAAATATCATCATTTTCATAGGGAACTAAAATAAAATGGCAGCTCCAATTCCTTTACCTTATTTTCTTAATCCGTTTTGTGAGCTAGGCACAAAAGATACCGATATTACGGAGATTGACAACACTGGATCAAATGCCGGGTTAGTAAATTATCAATACGGCTGGACTCCAAACTATGAGTTGCCAAGTGCCGATCCTGACGTTTTACCCGTTCCTCGTCAACAAATGAATCAAGTTTTGTTTGATGTAACAACAGCAGTAAAACAGTTACAAACTCAAGGATTTTCACTATGGGTTTCATCAGCAAGCGGCGGACCAGCTAGTTATCCAATTAATGCGCAAGTAGCATATAATGATGGATCGGGCGTTAAATTGTATTACAGCGCAATTGCTGCAAACACTGATACCCCCGCCGTTTCTAGTTCTACATGGCTAGTATTTAGCGGCAATCAGTTGGGAGTGCAACCCGGTACTGTCGTAGATTTTGCCGGAGCAACTGCTCCCGCTGGTTATTTATTGTGTGACGCCTCTCAACAGTCACGAACTACCTACGAATTACTATATCAAGCAATCACGCAAGTTCAGTCCTGTACTACAAACTCAAACACTACGCTAAATGTTGTTAGTAACTTGCAATTTTACGTAGGAATGGCAGTTGAAGGCGTGGGAATTCCATCAGGAACAACCCTAACAGTAGTTGACACACTAACACCAACGGTAGTTACAATTTCTCAAGCCGCTACAACAAGCGCGACCGCTGACGCTAGATTTTTTAATTGGGGAAATGGGAACGGGTCAACTACTTTCACGCTTCCGCCCTCATCTAGACGTACGTTTATTGGTTCGGGCGGCACGGGCGGATTAACATCGGGCGGCGTTGCTGGTAATGTTTTAGGTCAATCTGGCGGAAATGAATCGGTCGTATTAACGATAGCGCAACTTGCTGTGCATGATCATCCAGGCTCTACTGTTGCAGTGTCTACTCAACCAACGAGCACATCAGGCAGCGAGACTACCACGCGCGACGGTGGAACAACATCAGTAACAGTAGCATCACAAGGGAACAACGAAGCTCACAACAACATGCAGCCCAGTGTAATCATGAATAAAATAATAAAAACATAGAGGTTATTATGGAAGCACAATTTAGAGACATGAGAAGACTTACTACCGATGATATTGCGAAAGCCGCTTCATTATCCGGAGCTGGATTAACTCAGCAACAAATCGCCGATTACTTTGAAATGAGTTTGGCAACTCTAAAAACAAAAATGAAAGCCAATCCAGATTTAAAATGCGCTATGAGAAAAGGCAAGTCAATCCGAATAGCTCATGTATCTGGTAAACTGATGCAGCTGATTGATAACGGCAATATCACAGCAATTATTTTTTATCTGAAAACGCAAGGACGATGGAAAGAAGCTCAAGAAAATACTCTTGATCCCGATGATGATGAAACGATGGCTGAAAAATTGTCAATCGAAACGTGCGATCCAATCGAAGCGTCAAAAATATATCAACAATTGATGTCTAGGGAGTAAAAAAATGGCTGATTATGTAACAGCATCAAATGGCGCACAGTTAGATTTATCATCGCTGGCGCAGACAATAACGTACAACGGCGAATTAGTTGAATCAGTTAGTGTCACCCTAAATAGCGTCGTTTATACACAAACATTTACAAATAACGGCACAAAAATAACTACATCAACTCAATGGGTGAATCAGCCATGATAAATACCGGAGATATTGCTCAGTTAGATGTTTTATTAAGCATGCTAAACGTTCCTACTGGTGGCGGCGGCGGCGGTAGTGTAACTCAATCAGAAGTACAAAGATCGGCATTTAATTACGCTCCAGCAACAGGCGTAAATGATGCTTTTGTAGTGACTTTAAACCCTGTTCCTGGGTCACTAACAAACGGGTTACTTGTAACAATGACCACCGGAGCACTAGAAAATACAACAAACAACCCGACTTTAAAAGTAAACACAATTGCAGCCAAGCCAATTGTATTGTGGGCTGGCGGGCTTGCGCCGGGTGACATGCAGGCTAATGGCGCATATATTTTTGTTTATAGTACTCAAGAAGATGTTTTTTATTTAATTAATCCGTCTGTATCCACTGCCAACTCTTTTTTAACTCAAGCAAATGCCTATAATTCATTTATTGATGCTGGTGCGGCAGATGCATATGTAGGAACTTTATCGATTCAAAGCGATGCAACTCTATCATCCGGATTTACTGTTTTGATGCAAGCATCTGCCGAAAATACGGGCGCTTCAACTTTAACAATTAATGGTGACACGTTACCGATAGTTTTTGAAGGAGGAACAGATCTAACCGCTGGCGTGATTGTTGCAAATCAAATCTATTCGCTAATCTATTCACTAACTTTTGATTCTTGGGTTTTATTAAACCCAAAAAATACGTCAACTGTTTTAACGTTAGCTAACAATAGCAACACGTTACCAAGCTCGTTTAGTTTAGGTAGTTTAACTAATGGACTCTTAAAAATCGGAGTTTCTTCAAGCATTGCCACGGTCTCAAACGCGATTAATAGCACTGATTACTGGGCACCAAACGATGTTATTACTTTGCCGGGGTTCCCGTCAAATAGTAATGATGCGTCGTCCAAGGGCTATGTTGATAGTGTGGTTGCGGGTCTTAACCCGGTATCATCATGCTACGGAGCAAGCACAGGCAACCTTGCTGGATACTCTTATAATAACGGTGCATCAGGTGTAGGAGCTACTTTAACAGCAGGAAGTAACGGCGCGTTTACGCAAGATGGCTTAACAATACCAGTTGATGAACGCTGGTTGTATAAAGACGATACAAATGGATCAGGAGCCTATAACGGCGTTTACGTCTTAACAACGGCAGGAGATGCAAGCAATCCGTCTGTATTAACGCGGGCTGAAAACTACGATACACCAGAAAATATAAATTCTTCCGGTGTCGTGCCAATTCTTTTTGGTACTCTGAATGCTGGAACAGGCTGGATAAATTCATCAGTAATTGTAACAGTTGGAGTTAGTCCCATTGTTTATATTCAATTCGGTGGTTTGACAGGAATTGTGTCAGGTGCTTTGGGCGGTACTGGAATCGCAAACACCGGTAAGACAATCACGATAGGTGGCAGCCTAAGCACTATAGGCGCATTCACATCAGACTTTACGATGACTGGTAATACTTCGGTGACGTTTCCGACATCAGGCACGTTAGCTACCACCGCAAGTGCTTCAGGTATTGTAAACTCTGGTTTGATTAATCAGCTTGCTTATTATGCGGCGGCTGGCACTACATTATCAGGCCTTTCTACGGCCAACAATGGTGTATTAATTACATCTGCTGCTGGCTTGCCGTCAATTAGTTCTACGCTGCCCACTACCGTTCAACAGAATATTACTCGACTAGGTGTGATTGATCAGAACATCCGCCTAACGCCTGTCGTAGCGGCATCCAGATTCATCATTTTAGATAGTGGTGGCGCAACGAATACCGGAACATTAAACCTTCAAGCAGGGCAGGGGTCCGCCGGATTCGGTGGGGGGTTGATAATGTACGGCCATTCCCACGCTACCAATCCGGGCTGGGTCACTGCAGGTATATCCTCAGCCTCAGGTGGTAGGTTTTCTGTTAATTCGCAGGGGGCTGGGGGTGGTACTGACGTAGCAACAATCGACGCTGCTGCTTCCATGGTCCTCGGAGCAACAGGGCTATCTGGCACCTTCAGAATACCGTCTTTTACAGCGTCAAGAGGGTCGTTTAATATTACTCCAACCAACAACGTAGCTGACTACAATAATGTCTTGGTTAATTCCTCGACCAGTGCGTTACGAACTTGGACACTACCGGATGCAAGTGGCACTATTTCAGTGCTGGGTAATGCGGTGACGGGTTCGGGGTCTGTTGTACTGGCTACATCACCAACTCTGGTTACGCCTGTATTAGGAGTGG